CTTATCAAGTAAACTCATTTAAAATCTCCATCTATTTTGGTAATGTCTGTCTTCGGTATAACTTCGTTTTTATCATCTGTAAAGAATGATTCTAAACTATTTGCTGTACTATTGTCAAGTGTTTTCTTTTTCTTTGCCTTCTTTGCAGGCTCTATCTCTACTGGTAGTTTTAATCTTTGGTATGTTTGATTTGATGCAATCAACAATAGAATTGCAAGTGGGTCAAATACAACAATGATTAATAGAATTACCAATCTGACCGCTTTGTCAAGGATGTCAACATCAACCGTTTGATTGTAGAGTAATGCGGCAATATATTTGATTGGCCCAACATCCGCTTCGACCTTTTTAAGTTCATTAGAAAGAGGCGCACGTTCCTCGGAGTACCTGGCAATGGTGGTCTGCGACTGTTGAATCTCTTGGAATATTCTACTACGCTCTTTCTGTTGGGTGCGGCGTATTGCTTGCGCTTTATCGGTACCCTTTTCGTCTGTTGTTCGACCCATCGTTTGGTCCACAATCTCATCATACTGTTTGAGAATCTTGCGGTTCGCATCTATATTTTCCTTCTCAGTTTTAATTTTCTCATCTAAAATTGAAATTTTATTTGCAAGTGGTGAAAAATCGGATGAATGTTCTAAGTGTGCCTTAGATAGATAACCAAAAATACCCATACTAGTAATCAACATTAGAATAACTGTTGCAGCCGTTAGGTATGATTTCATACCAATATGTACAACCTTCCAGTTTCGATATAACCAAGATACAGTTACGAGTTTGGCTGCTTCAAGTACTGTACCCATAATGATAATTGGCCAAAACGAACCAGGAAATATGGCTGCCAAACCAATGACAGAATAATAAGCAGCAACGCCTGATAAAGCCATTGCTGTTAGAAAAGTTAGAAATATCATCCGAAAAAGTCCATAAGTGAATTAGTTTTCTCTGGTTGCCATTGCATACAATCCAAGATTACACGAATTGGATCCAGAAATGCTTTGTCGAATTGTACATCATAATCGATATAGTTGTCAAGCCCGAATTCTTTTGGTAATCTAGATGGATAGGAAACAACATCTGATTTAAAATGATTTGGCATCTTCAGATAGGTAAACTTAATTTTTTCACCTTCTTGTATACGAGGATACTTCTTCTCCAAGTCAAGTAGTTTTAGATTGTGGTTATAAATGATGGCACCACGAACATGAATTGGTGTACCTTTTTTGAACAATGTTACAGTATCCGAATATGTAGCCAAACCATTCATATCACGTGGAAAAGATATTTCTTCTGGTGGTAACTTTTTAAATTCTTCTTTGAATTTGGCAATAAAGTTTTGTACATCATCTTCTGTGCCGGTCATCATCAACTTAATTGCTAATTTCATCTTTTCACGGATAGCCGATGGTGTTGAAGATTTAACCATCTCAAGACCCATCACTTTCATGTGAGGTTCAGCATACTGAACGCCTTCGTTATTGTATACATTTAATATATATCGTTTCTTGGCAGTCCATACACCTTTGTCGGATAAACCTTCCCGTTTCATCTGCATCTTCTGGTCATAGGCGTGAACATAAACAGCCAGCTCTTCATATGATTTGTCAATATAAGGTTGTAATTTTTCTTCACAGATTTTATCCATGACAGCGATAACCTTCTGTTTGTCGGACTTATCTTTGATAAACTTGTCGACCAACTCGCCCATACGGAGATAGATTGAATCGGTATCAGATGCGATTACATAATCTTTTTCTGTACCGAGGAGTTTGTTCATATAGGCATTTATCTTAGCTTCAATCCACCGAATAGACAACTGACCAGCAGTAGTGACCCCAAGAGCCATTCGTAAATCATAAAAGCGGAAATACTGGCTACCAAGAGCACCATAAGCAGAGTTAAGAGAAACTTTCTTTGCAAGTTGTAGGTTGTTGAATCTTGCAACTCGCTTGTCGATTTCATATTTCTTATGTTCATTTTTTTCATTTTCATACTCCTGTGATGCCTTCAACATCATCTTCTTAAACTTCTTACGGTCTTCATACATCTCTTCCATCATCTTAGGTAAGAAACCTTGAATGTCGGTACGGAAGAATTGTCCGTTTGGTGTAATTGTAACATTAACCAGCCTGGAAGTGTCTACCTGTTTCATTAACATCTTGTCAACCGAAACACCAGACGAAAGCACCTCACGCATTTCAGGTGTGTATTCTGTAGGATCAATTAGAGTCTCTGGACTAATATTGTATTGCATCATCAAATGTGGATACAAACTGTTCAAGTCAAATGAGGCAACCCAATCGTGTTTACCAACTTGAACATCTTTAACATAGGCACCTTCGAAAGCGGCATCTTTGTCTTGTACTTCCCGTGGTGGTACAATGATACCTTTATTCAACAGATAGGAATATGTCATTGAATCCCACATACGAGTCTGTGCAAATACATCTTCGTAATTACACTTTGTGTCATATGCCAAAGTCAAAGCCAATTCAATCAACTTTAGTTTATCTTCTAACTTCAAAATCAACTTAACGTCTTTGATGTTATACTCAATAAATTTCTGATAGTTTAGTTTGTAGAGTTGGTGTAGATTCTCATATTCATCATAGGAGATTTTACCTTCACCGAGTTCAACTTGAGCGATGTTATCCAGACGATATGATTCCTGTGACTTTCCACCAGGAGCATACCATTTGTAAAGTTCAATATAGTCAAGTGATTCAACACCAGTAAAACCATAGGCAATCATCTGTCTGCCATTAATCACAGTCTTTCGTTCTGAGATATGATTCCATGGAGATAACTTCTTAGTTTCATCTTCACCAAGAATTTTACGAAAACGATTCACAAGATATGGTATATCAAAGAACTTGGTGTTCCAGCCAGTAATTACATCAGGACAGTTATTAGACCAATGTTGTAGGAACTTCTTACAGAGAGTCCATTCATCTTTACACTTGACATAGTGTTCATCACCTTGAACCTCATAATCGCCACATCCAAAGACATAGGTAACACCGTTTAGATAAGTGATAGCAATAGCAGTAATAGGTTCATTCGCCTGATAGGGGTCAGGGAAACCATTCTCTGAACCAACCTCAATATCGACAATACCGACAAGTATTTTATCTATGTCCCAGTCAACCATTTCTTCATGCTGGTCGGCAATAAAGGCATATTCATATCTGGTATTACCATAGATTTTGATACCACCAGAAACACCATCAAATTGTTTTACATATTCTCTAGCTTCATAAATGCCATCAAATCTTTTCTTGTCAAGGTAGTTACCATCTAAAGTGGTATATTGAGTTACCTTTTTAGATGGTATATAAAGTGATGGCTCATAGTCAACCCGTTGACGCACACGTTTACCACCCATGATACCACGGTAGAGAATCTTGCCACCAAGAGATTGTACATTTGTATAGAAGTCTGTCAATTTAGCCTGTTATTAGTTGTTTTGTTGGAGGTAGAATAATTCCAGCACCAAAGATTTGATTGTAGTTGTCTGCAAAGTCTTTTGCTGGTTCATAGGAGTATAACACAGAATCACGGTCTATGTCAACCATCCTGTCTTTCTTTTCCGTATCTGCATATACTGGCCAAGGTGCAAATCCGATATTAGGTTTACCATCTTGGCCACGCATTACCGCAATACCAATCGGATTGACAATTCGGTAACCTGTACCGGTTTCTGACACCTCACCAAGGATTTCTTCATTATTTGTCAGTTTTATTACGAGTAGGTTTGTCATTTTGATCCTTATCAAGAGTTTATAAATAGTAGTATATTATATATGACTTCGTTTGGATACGCAATGTATCCGTGTTGGTTTTGTCTGTCAACGTTTTCATGTACCCCACGACTAAATTAAATGGATCCAATTACACTATTTGCGATGGCCAATGCCGCTGTTTCTGCGGTTAAGGCTGGTTGTAAACTATACAAAGATATCAAAGGTGCCGCAGGAGAAGTAAAGGAAGTTCTCAAGGATCTTGACGATCAATTTTCGAAATTACATCCACCTGAAAAACCAGCAACAGTCGAGCAACGTAATCAATACATTAAGCAAAAAAATGAAGTAATTGAGTTAAACAAAAAAGCGGAATCAGGACAACACACTGGTGTGTATCAGGAAATTGGTGATTATCTTGGACAATATTATGACAATTATTATAAGTGTTTGGCTATCTTTGAAGAAGAAGAACGCAGGTCAAATACAGAAGTTTATACTGGTGATGCTAGTTTAGGTAAACGAGCATTACAAAGAGTTCTAATGAAGAAACAATTAGAACAAATGGGAACAGAACTTCGTCAACTTATGGTATATGAAAGTCCAATTGAATTGGGTGCTCTCCATTCTGAAGTTGAAGAAATGATGGAGAAAATGGGCAAACAACAAAAGGTGTTGATTGCCAAATCAATGCAAAATGAATATGCTGCTAAAATAAGAAAAAAGAAAAGATTAAAAAAATTACAAATGGAAATTGCTCTAGGATTTATAGCTCTAATGATAGCATCATCTTTTGGATTAATGATTGCTTGGGTTGTAGAAGATAGAATCCAAAAATATCCTTACCTTGGTGAAGGATGGATTCCAACGACACCGAAAGAGCGTAGACTAGATGCATTACCAAAACGATATACAGGAAGATAAATGATAGAACTATTCAAAGATGCTTTTGATTGGTTGTTAAGCAAAGGAATAATAACTGCTTTATTAATAGTCAACGGCATTTATATGATTATAATGGGTATTGCAATGTACCTTGTTCATTTGTGGCACAAACACCATTAACACATGAAAAATGTTTCTGTACTATTTTTATTATGTTTCACTTCTTTTGCTTTATCTTTACCTACACACGGAGGAGAAAAACATCACTATGATAAATCAGCTGTGGCGAAAGAATTGCCAGCCAAAGAAAGAGAAGTTAAACTAAATCTCGGAACTGTCGAATGTGTTAGAACTGCTTGGATTGGAGATATCAACAGTAGAACATTAATTTGTGTTGAATATCGTTATAAGAAATAATGGTTGCGGGACCTGGAATCGAACCAAGAACTGAGGATTATGAGTCCTCTGTAATACCGTTTTACTATCCCGCTACTTTTGTTTATTCTCTAAATCTGCCAAGGCTTTTATATATTGAAAAGCCTCATCTTCAGCCTTAGCGTCATCTATTTCTTTTGGTGTTTTTTTACGAAAGATTGCATCAAAATTGTTACCAAATGTTTCTTGTGAAACACTATATGGTCTTGGACTAGAACCTTTACCACCATCTGACATATTATTCTCCGTAAATGAATACGATATTTTCTACTCTAGTGGAATACATTTCACCTTCAACTTTGATGGCTGCATTCCAGTTTAATAGAACTACATCACCAACTTGAACTTCATCAACATCAGGACCAATTGCAAGAATCTTTGCACGGTCAACTTCATCTGCTCGCTTAAGAATGATTCCTGTAGAGGTTGCTTTTTCACCCTCAATACGTTCAATAATAACTTTATCTGACAACGGCGTATAATTCATAATCATCCTTAAAAAAATAAAATGCTCTGCATCCTGCGGCGGTAATTATATCATAGTTGTAAACATGTCCTCTTTCAAGGGGAATACACCCATAACCTCCACCCGCTTCCCGACCAGGATCGTTAACGCATTGCCAGCGGCCTTTCGGTAAAAAGACTACCACCCTTGAGAGTCACCTCACTTCTATCCTGCGGGTCACAGTATCCGCTAACAAAGCGGAGTGGATTGGAGCGGCCTGTATGAATCGCACATACCGTCTAAGTTGGGACTCAGACTGTTCTAAAACCGGCCGCATTATTTGGAGCGGGATATTGGAATCGAACCAATGACTGGAGTTTGGAAAACTCTAGTTTTACCATTAAACTAATCCCGCATGTGTGTATTATATATGATTCTTTGTACCTTGTCAACACATATTTTTCAAGTGTACCATTTACATAGTGGGGCCGTTTCCATTTTGGAAACCAACCTCACCACCTTCTTCTTTGATTCGTTTGATAACATCTTCAAATAGTATTGGTGTATAATCGGTTTGTTCAACACAAACACAATGATATCTAGGATCAATTTCATATTTACCCCAAATTTCTGCCATCACACGATTAGCATGGAGATGGCCGTGGATGTTTGTACCAAAACGACCAAGACTTTCTGGATGAATTGGAATATGTGAGAGAATCATTCCGTTCAGTACATGATATGCACGCAACTCACGGAAGTGTTGTCTATATTCATCATCACGGAAGATATCGTGGTTACCACGAATCAGAACTTTATCACCATTTAAACGATACAAGGTCTTCAATGCTTTGCGGTTAATCACCACATCACCAAGATGATATACTTTATCGTTAGGTCGAACTGTTTCGTTCCAACGCTTAATCATTTCTTCATCCATCTCATCAGCATTGTCCCATGGTCGTAACTTAGTTACTCCATCATTTCGCATAAATCGGCATACACCAGTATGTCCGAAATGCGTATCACTAACTAGAAATACTGCTGGCATATTACCTCCTTAATAAATATGTATATGTCATCAATTAACAAAACAGGCGTAAACAATTTATGGGGAATTGCACAGCAACTTCCTTATATTGAATACACATTCTGCACTACAAATAGAAATTTTATTCCTTCTTTTCAAAAAGATGAATCCGTTTTTGTACTAGACAAAATGCTAGTGGTGGGCAGAAGTAAGGGGATTGAACCCTTGATATCGGAATCACAACCCGAGGTTTTACCACTAAACTAACTTCTGCATATTTGGTCGGAGTAGTAGGATTCAAACCTACGACCCTCTGGTCCCAAACCAGATGCGCTAATCAGTCTGCGCTATACTCCGAAAATTGGCTCCTCAAGGTGGGCTCGAACCACCGACCAACGGATTAACAGTCCGGCACTCTACCAACTGAGCTATTGAGGAATGTTTGGCACGGGAACCAGGACTCGAACCTAGAATAACAGAGTCAAAGTCTGTGGTGTTACCATTACACTATTCCCGAGCAACTTGGCGGTCTGTGGGGGAATCGAACCCCCGTAAGCGGATAGACAATCCGCAGTAATAACCTCTATACGAACAGACCTAAAACTTGGTGGAGAATCAGGGATTCGAACCCCGTATACCTGAGGTGGAAGATTTACAGTCTCCTGAAGTCGCCAATGCTTCTCATTCTCCATATAAAAATACACCAAGCTCACAAACCCCGACCTTCAATAGCCGCACGAACCTGTTCGGTACTGATGTATTTTTATATAAATCATTTGTTTTGCTGACTGCACTATTTGCTACGCTCAACGGAATTGGTGGCCACACTACCGTTTATGTACGCAGTTACTCAGGGTTGACGTTTCCCCCATGGCTTACAATCAGCAAAACAAATGATACCATACTAAAACACATTGGGGTGTCATTGTCGTTCCAGAACTTCATCTGGCTTCTCACGGTTTCGTCTACCGATAAGACAACTTCCACATTACAATTAAACTTTATCCAGCACCATCGGAAGGCATCATGTTTTTTATTCAGCGTACCTCGGCAGGTACATTAGACCGAATAAAAAACCTACTGGAGTTTTTAACCCAATATGTTTTAGTATGGTACACCATGGGAGAATCGAACTCCTCGTTTCCGCCTTGAAAGGGCAGCGTCCTAACCGTTAGACGAATGGTGCATATTAACGCATTAAATTTTTAAAGAACTTTTGATCGATTTCTCAATCTATGGGTAGATTATATCACAACCACATTTTTTGTCAACAACTATTTTCATAGTGTTGTATTTTTACAACTGGAGTAGGTGACAGGACTCGAACCTGCATAAAACGGATTTGCAATCCGTAGCCTGACCATTCAGCGACACACCTACAT